ATTGTTCCAGTCGACGGCCCCCGCCGCGAAACTGCGTAGTGTTCCATTTAATGACACAACCGCCCTCTCAATTCTTATTGAATACGTATTGGATTCAGGCGATCGGGCCGCGTGTCGCGACGGGCAAACCGCCGATTTCTGGTCAGAGGGTACCAAATTCGACGACTGCAACATGAAAACGACAGGGGGAAGGCGCGCCGTACGGGGCACATTTAACCAAGATTGACATGCAGCGACCACCGATTTTGTCGTATCTTTCGCGGTGGAAGGATTTGTAACGTCTGGTCCTTCCGCATGCAGTCAATCGGCCCATGCAGTACCCGACCTGCCGCCCTCCTGACGGCAGGTCGATCTCTACCGCGTCAGAACAATCCAACCGGCTGTGCCGCGTCGTCCCAGCTAAAAATAATCAGTTCGCGGCGCTCGACGCCCTTCCCACCGCCTATCGTGTACTGAATCGGCACGCTCTCGATGTGGAAGCCGGCAAACACGCGCCGGATCTCCGGATGGTCGTTGAGGCTGACGATCGCGCGCCCCTTGATCGACCGCAGCCGCTCGGCCATCTTCTCGTACTCCGCGAAAGGGAACGCAACGCCGTACCCTTCAGTCTCGAAGTACGGCGGGTCGACATAGAACAGCGTGTGCGGCCGATCGTAACGATCGATGCAGGTCGCCCAATCGAGCCGCTCGATGTACGCATTCGCAAGGCGAATGTGCGCTGCCGATAGCTCCTCCTCGATGCGCAACAGATTCAGGCCGGGCGGATGCTCCGTCCGTGTTCCGAACGTCTGCCCTTCGAGCTTGCCGCCAAAGCAACTTTTCTGAAGATAGTAAAAGCGCGCCGCACGCTGAATATCGGTGAGGGTTTCCGGGACCGTGTGCTTCAGCCATTCGAACACCTGCCGGCTCGTCAGCGCCCATTTGAACTGACGTACGAACTCTTCGAGGTGGTGCTGAACGACGCGATACAGGTTCACCAACTCGCCGTTGATATCGTTGATCACCTCGACCTTGGCCGGCGGTCGCATGAAGTAAAGCGCAGCCCCGCCTGCGAAAACCTCGACGTAACACTCGTGCTTCGGAAAGCGCGGGATAATGTGTTCCGCGAGTCGACGCTTGCCGCCGATCCAAGGAATGATGGGATTTGCCATTGTGAAAGCCGTTTTTAAACTTGGTGTAGAATCCGCCCCGCCTACCGGTAGGTAGCAGGGCCTTGGCCGATTCACTGGCGCTATCAGTGGAAAGGCGACCGGCACGCGTGTTCCCGCACGCACGCCGGTCGCCCTGTTTCTCGTTACTTCTGATCGCAGCCCGGCGTCTCGGGCCGCACCGCACACACGTAGCCCCGTAGAGCCGTCAGTTTGTCGATCTCGCGCTGATCGTCTCCGGCGACGGCAAAAACGCGTTCCGCAACCGCTGCGTCGACGTCAGCGTAGGCGGCGGCACCATCGCCCACGCCGGCGGCGCTGGAAGCGCCGGACAGACCGTCACGATCGGCTGCCGTGCAGTTTCGAACGGCGACGCGCAGCCGCTCAGTACCAGCGGCAAGAGCAGCCCGCAGGCTGCGATTCTCTGCTTCATGGTCGATCCTCTCCTTCATGGTTCGTTGGTCAACGGCGGCCACCGCCGACGCGGCTGCCTCGTGCGCGGCGATCGCGCGCTGCTCGGCGTCGAGCGCGGCGCGCGAGATCGCGCCCAACGCTTCGGCATGCCGTTGCGCGTCGAGCGCTCGCGCGGCCTGCTCGTCGGCAAGCCGGCGTGCAGCGATCAGGTGCTCGCCGCCAGCGCCGACCGCCATGCCGAGCAGTGCAGCCAGCAGATACGGAGTTGCTTTCGGCATCACAGCCCCCGCTCGCAGATCGCGCGCTCTTCCGCCCGCCGCTTCACCAAGCCGGGCAACACCCGGCCCCGCGCCGTTACCCATTGCGGGCGGCCGTCGTCGGCCTCGTTGATCGCGCGGCACCCGCCGCGCAGGTCGCCCGTGTTGAAGCGCTTCGCCGTCGTGCTGTTGCAGTACGCGTTCGCGCCGACGTTGTATGCAAAGCTCACCGCCACCGCGAGCTGATACGGACGATCTTTCAGCCCCGGCGTGCAACGCAGCACGGGTTCGGCGTGCGCAATCAGTTGCGTTTCGAGCGACGCGCGGCACTCGGCTTCGCTGTACGCCTGGCCGACGACAACGTCGCGCGTGTCGCCCATGCACTTCGTCGGAATGCCGACCGGATCGAGATAGCCCGCCAGCTTGACGCCTTCGAACTTCGGCACGATCACCGTCAGCACGCCGGCCGCGATCGCACCGACGACGCCGGCGAGCGTCTTCTTCGGCACCTTAACCATGCTTGCCACCTCGACGGCCCTTGTTCCTGATCAGGTAGTAGCACTGAAGGCAGATGTAGCCGCCCGTCAGAATCGACACGAGCAGCGACGCCCACCAGTTCGCATCGTGTTTCGGAGCTGCTGGACGATTTGATCGAGCGTCGACATAGAATATTCACCTCTTGAAAGCAGTCCCTCGCGCGCGAATCCGAACGCACGGCGAGGGGAAAGAAATGGGAAAAAGAAGATGAGATGCAGCGAACGCAAAGCAACTTGGCTAGCGTCGCTACAGTGTCTTGAGCAGCGCTTGCAACTGGCGCAGCTTGTCGGCCTCGCGCCCGTTCGCCGCCTGCTGCTCCTCGATCACGAGCGCGGCGGTTTCGATCTCGACGGCGATCTCGCGTATCGATTCCACGGTCGCTGTCAGACGGTTCGCGATGCCCGACAGCAAATCGATCGGCGATGCGCTGCTATCGCGCTTGCCAGGCGCTTCACTCGCGCGCGCGTGAGTGTCCGGCTCCGCCTCATCGCCCGTATCGGCCGAGGCACACGACGTCGTGAGCCGGACGCGTCGAAATTCGCCACGCGTCACCTCGCGGACGAGCCCGGCATCTCTCAACCGCGCGAGGCAGTTGTCCGCCGTTCGCGAATCGATTTGCGCCTTGGTCGTGGCTTTCACCTGCGCCACGATCTGCTTGGTCGTCCACGATTCTTGAATCGGCACGAACTCGAAGACCTTCTGCGCGACGGACGGCATACCGCGCAGAATGGATTGCTGGCGGCCGGGGTTCAAGCCTGCCCCCGCCGCTTTGAGACCGTCGAAATACCCTTTTGCATAAACCCTCCTGTATGCGTTGTGATCCTTTTCCACCGCTGTCTCCCGTCCGTCACCGCGCGTCCGATACGTACATGCCGGCCAGCTCGGCCATGCGACGATCGTGCGCCAACTGGTGCAGGTAGTTCCGCCAACGCGCCCGCCCAGCGATGTAGATCTGTTGCCCGGACGGCGAGAGCCGGTAGCGGGATGCTCGGCGACGCAAGCCGCCGCTTGTTTCGCTCGTATTCAATTCGCACCTCCAGTAATCCGTTTGGCACGCAGGCGATGCCATTCGGCTGACATCAATTCATCGAACATCGCGAGATCCGCCGCACTGAGACGGCCCAGGATTTGATTTCGGAACGCGTGGCGCTCGCCCTTCGTCGGCAGCGCCGCGCAGGACAACGCGGCGCGTTCGATGAACAGCGCAACGCGATCGGGGAAAGTGGAGATCAGGGAGACGAACAGCCGTCCGGCCTGCTCCGGGGCGACTTTGATCCGGTACGCGAGCGCAGCAACGCCGCATGCGAGCTGATACGGGCGTTCGCAACACAACTGCACCTGCTCGCGCGCAACGCAGAAGCACGCCGGAAATGGCTCCGTGACGAGCAAGCCCCGCGCGTTACGCCCTCCGAACCCGCCCGCCAAAGCAACTTGGAAAAGTCATTGCTGTTCAAGTGCGTCTTTGCCGCCGCCGCCCTGATCATCGCGGCGAACGTGCTGGATAACGGCCCCGTCGCTGACAAGCCCACCACCTTTCACGCCAACGTCTGACGTTCACGCGCCGAGGACGGCTTGCGCACTCGGCGTAAAGGAGATGAAGCCATGCACAGAATCAACGCTGCATAGCACGCGGGCATCCCGCGCCGGGACACGCTGTCGCCCCGGACCGTCGCCCGTTACGAACGCGATCGCCAGCTTCCGACGTCGCCGATCCTCGTCGGCAAGCATGTCGTCATGCGCCGGCCACTCGTGGACGGCGTCTATATCGAGTACCTGATCATGGACGGCAACACCATTGCCGCGAAGCAGATCTCGATTCCAGACGAACCCACGTGTGCGGACGCGATCAAGCGCCTTCGCGCCGCGACACACGCCGCGCCGGAAAAGCACTCCCGCCCGAAGAAGCCGCGCGCGTTCAGGATCAGGGAGACATCGTGATCGACAACGCCCTCCCGAACGCGGCTCCGCGCCGACTCAATCCATATGTCGACCTCACGCCCGCTCAACGGGCCGACTTGACGGCTCGAATCCTGACCGTGTTCAGGCACGCCACGCACGCGATGACGTCCGACGAGGTCTGCACGGCCCATTTCGCCGACATGCCGGGCGCGGCTGCGCAGTGCATTGACAAGCTCGCGCGGGGCGGATGGCTGCGCCGCCAACCGCGCCCGCACGACCTGCGTTTCCTGTACTGGCTGACGGGATCGGACGCGGCCCCGCCGCTGTCGGTCCCCTGCAAGCAGGCGGACGGCACCTATTCGAACGATGCCGGCAGCACACTCGCGCCTCGACATGCGTCGCGATCCGCCGTGCCTGCCGGATCCGCGCACACGCGCCCCGAACTCCACACGATCGTCACGCGAGACGCGGAACGTCACGTCGCCGTCTCGTTCCCGCATCTCCGCTCGCTTGAGATTTCCGTCGACTCGCTGCTTGGGTCGGATACCCGCACGTTGCGATTCCTGCGCCTGTTCCGCCAGAGCATCGACCTCGAAGTGTCGCGACTCGAACTGATGATCCAGAGCCGCCTCGCGAATGGTTTGCATGGAATGGGGCCTCAGAAATGAGAGAGCAAACCAACTTTGAGATATCTGCTATCAGCTACAAAGGACTGAGCGTCACCACCGCCACGGGGGAGCCGGCTACGCTCGCAGTAGTCGACAAAGACGGAAATGTTGTGGAAGCCGGACCAGAGGTCGCTCGCGCGGCATGGGATGTCGCAATTCGTTCATACCGGAATTTTCTAATGGGAACGGGCCACCTGCGCGTTCTCTCGAAACCCACTTGTCAATGATCGCCGCTATGGAGCCAAACCGGGATCGGCGTATTGGCGCCACCTCAGGATCGGCGTAATGGAGCCAGCGGATGATCGCCGTAGTGGCGCCACCCCAGGATCGCCGTAAAGGCGCCAGCCGATGATCGGCGTAATGGCGCCACCCCCGCCGTAATCGGGAA